AAGTGAGGCTATCTTGGACGTAAAAGCTCCAGAGCCAACAGATACACCGGCGGAAGCGACTACTCCAACAGTAGAAGCCGCACGTCCGATCATTACAGCTCCACATATTTCTACGAGCGTTCGCTCCCCTATTCAATCAATGGGCGGATACGCGCTACATTCAATTAAAGCCCAGATGGGTAATGAAGATTCTGCACTTTATGTAAAGGCCGCAGCTGATTCAACTTCTAGCAATACCGCTTTTAATCCTCAACAATATCTAACTAATATGTTCGTATCGAATACAAACTTCGGCCGTGCGGCTGTAGATGCGTGTTCACGATCTGTATTACCAAGTGCAGGATTCACCATAAATGTTCCAACACTTATAAACCCAACTCAGACACCACCATTAGTAGCAGTAACTCCAGAATTGGATGCGCCTGCCGATCAAGGTATGACCTCTGTTTATTCCAGCTATGACGTTAAAAAATATGCTGGCCAACAAACAATTTCACTCGAATTGATCGAGCGTAGCGATCCTGTTTTTATGGACCAATTAATGATCCAACTTGAGCGAGCTTACTTACTTGCTACCGATGCTGCCGTAATTGCAGAATTAATTGCAGAAGGTACAGATGCAGATGCGACAACTAATACAGCTGCCGGACTTATCTCATTCCTTTCAACAGAGTCAGCTAAGGCATACGCAGGTACTTCTTACTTCGCTAAAAACGTAGTAATTGGTAGCGGTACTTGGTCTGCAGCTATGGGTTACACCGATTCAACTGGTCGCCCATTATTTAATACAACAATCCCGGGATCAAGCGGCTACAACGCAGCTGGTCAAATTGGTAATTCTTCAATCCGTGGAAATCTGTTGGGCTTAGATACATACGTAGATGTAAACGCAGTAGCTACAGCTGGAGAAGATAACTCAGCTTTTGTTATTGCCCCAGAGTGCGTAACGGTTTTTGAAAGCCCTACCGCGATGTTCTCCGTAAATCAGGTCGGTTCAATGTCCATTAATTTAGCAATTTACGGTTACATGGCCATCGGCGTACTACAGCCAAAGGGTGTACGTAAATACGTAAAAGACTAATAAATAACTAAGAAGCCCGGTGGAGTTAGTAGCCCTTACTCCACTCGGGTCCTGAAAGGAAAAGATGCCCTTAGCCACTTACGTTACCAAAGATGAATTAATTGAAAATTTGGGAATTGGAACTTTGTACAGTGATTCTACTGTCGAGGAAGTTTGCCAAACCGCGCAGGATTTATTGAATCAATATCTTTGGTTTAATACTGCACCGGTAGTAGGTGGCATGATTCAAAATAATGTAGCTACAGTAATGATAGCTAACCCGGGTATCTTTGCTTCAGGGCAAGAAATTACTATTACTAATTCAGGTGCTTCATTTAATGGCACTCACACAATCACTGGCACCGTGCCGTGGACTACCGGTGGTACAACTAATACTTTACCGGCTTGGTTTTGGTCTTGGAATTGGGCAACTTGGCCTACAGGTTATTCATACGTTCAATTTTCAAAAACAGCTAGCGATGATCCTTTCCATCGTGTGCTGCCTTACGGTGCGGCTACCGGGCCTAATACACAAACAGCCAGCTACGCAGACGTGCCAGCTATCCGTCAAGCTGCCATGATCCTTGCAGTAGATATATGGCAGGCCCGGCAAGTTTCTCAAACTGGCGGAAATGGAATGGACGGCTACTCGCCTTCGCCGTACAGAATGGGCTACCAGCTTATAAATCGTGTAAGAGGCCTCATACAACCTTATGCAACTCCTAATGCGATGGTCGGTTAATGACCGCTGCAATTACAACATTACGAAGCACGTTAGCGGATGACCTTGCCAATCCCGGAGTGTGGTCCACGTTTGCTTTTCCTAGTCCTACTTTGCTTGCAAACAGCGTAAGTATTATCCCGGGAGATCCATATTTAACGCCGACTAATAATGACTATGCACAAATAGCACCGCTGGCAACTTTGCAAGTGCTTATAGCTGTACCAGCCTTTGATAATAAAGGTAACTTAGCCGGAATAGAAGAATTTATAGTGGCTGTATTTAACAAAATAGCAGCATCAAGTCTGGCCCTTACTGTTACAAGCGTATCTGCACCGTCCATATTAAATGCGGCAAGCGGAGATCTTTTAACCTGCACTATCTCAATCTCAACCCTAACTACATGGAGCTAACATGGAAGAAAAATACGATATAAACCAAAATAATTTTCTGGCTCGAACAGGTCAGATAAAAGAAGAACCTAAATCTAAAGCTGCACCTGTTGCAGAAGAAAAGGAGTAATCATGGCCGTACAATTAAACCAACCCGGCGTTAAAATCGGATCAGTAGATATTAGCGATCACGTAAGTAGCGCCACACTTTCGCAGATTTTTGATGAACTGGAGATCACCTCGGTTGGAGATCTTTCTCATCGTTTTACAAAAGGGCTCGAGGCTTCGACACTGCAGCTGGATTTTTTCAATGACTTCGAAGCATCTCAGGTAACACCAACACTCCAAGCTGCATACGGTACAACTGTAACAGCTGTTCTAATTGCTAAAAAAGGTACAGCTGTAAGCGCTCAAAATCCGCTTTACACCGTATCAATTTTGGTCAATAACTTAACTCCAATTGCAGGAGATGTAGCTAGCATCAACTCTGCCAGTATTTCATTTACCTGTAATTCGACAGTAGTACAAACTACAACAGGAACCTTCTAAGGAGCAGTAATGGCAAAGCTAAAGATAACAAGGGCTAACGGCGAAATAACAGAGCATAAAATTACGCCGGGTGTTGAGTACGCATTTGAATTACGCCGCGGCATGGGTATTAGTAAAGCTCTGCGTGAAGATGAAAAGCAATCGGATATTTTCTACATCGCTTGGGAATGTTTACGCAGGGCCAATATAACCGTACCGACTTTCGGTAATGAGTTTATAGATTCATTAGACAGTGTTGAGGTATTAGACGAAGAAAAAAAATAATACAGCGTGATTCTACGACCTACAGTTTGGCAGCGCTATCTGTAGAACTTGGAATCTCGCCTAAAGATTTAATCGAATTAGATGCAGAAATGCTTGAAGCAATCGTTCAAGTATTAAAGGACAGAGCGAAAGGGTACAAAGATGCAACAGCGCGAGCTGCTCAAGGTCGTAGGCGTTGATGATGTACTTAAGGGTCTTACCTTTATAAACGATGATCTATTTTATAAAGTTAAAGCTGCTTTAAAGCCAGTGATGTTAGGTGTTAGAGATGATGCTAGAACGTATGTACCTAATAACGGCGGAGTACTGTCAGGATGGGTCAGAGGTGGTACCCCATCTGAAGGCTACCGACCATTTCCTAAATTTGATTCTGAGCATATTAAAAGTTTAATTGAATACAGTGATGGTTATAAAAAAGTTAAAGGCGGATTCACTGTAACTGACTACGTTTATAACGCTAGCCCGGGCGGTGCTATCTATGAAACCGCTGGTCGCTTAAATCCTCAAGGTCGCGCACCTGTTATGAGCGTGTCACTTAAAGAAGCCGGTGGTGTTGGTGGATACGAAAACCGTAAAGGTAATAGGAAAAGATCTACTAAATCTTACAGCTCTGCTAATCCCTTCGCCGGTTATCAGTTCGTAACCGACTTACCTAAGCTTACTTCTCAACCTAAAGTTAAAGGTGCTAGAAGTGGTGGACGTAAAACTAAAGGCCGTTTAATTTATAAAGCTTTCGCTAAAAATAGTTATAAAATTTCTGAAGTTATTACGGAGAGCATGAACTCAGTAGCGCTCACTTTTGCTAAAAATACAGAAATTAAGAAGGTGGCGTAATGAGTGCTAATGTATTCGTATCCGGTTTATTTACTTGGAATGGTAAAGCACTAGCTAAAGGCAAAAAAGATATTAGTAGTTTTGCTAAGAGTATTACAGCTCTAGGCCGAACTATGGGCGTTGCTTTTAGTGCCGCCGCTATTGTTAATTTCTCTAAAACCGCTATTAATGCGTTCATGAAAGATGAGGCCGCCGCTAAAGCTCTAGCTACTCAATTAAAGAACTTAGGTTATGGGTTTGCTACTACAAACGTAGAATCGTATATAGGCAATTTAGAAAAAAGTACAGGCGTATTAGATGACCATTTACGTCCAGCTTTTCAAGAATTGCTAACTACTACTGGATTAGTAACTGAAAGTCAGAAAGCATTAAATGTTGCACTAGATGTAAGCGCTGCTACTGGAATGAGTGTAGAAGAAGTAGCTAGCAAACTTGCCGCAGGCTACAGAGGACAAACTAAAGGATTAAAAACTTTAGGAGTTAATCTATCTAAAACTTCTTTAAGTGCTGGACACATGGCGGATGCCCTAAATGAAATTGGTGCAGCGTATTCAGGCCAAGCACTAGCCCGGCTAGATACTTATGCCGGTAAAATGGATCTGCTACAAGGATCAGCTGCAAGGGCTTCAGAAACTATTGGTAAGGGTTTACTCGATTCTATAGCAGCATTATCTTCAGATGGAGAGTTAAAAACCTTTGGTACTGCCATGGAAAAACTCGCAACTGATATTGCTAACGCAGCTGTTGGAATGTCTGACCTTATTGCCAAAGCTAAAATTTTGATTGGGTTAAAAGTAGGTACTGGAAATGACAGCTTACTTATGAATATCCCTGTACTCGGTACGTATCTATCACGTTTAGCAGCACATGGAGCGAGCATACAACCTAATGCTAGTAGATCTGGAAGATCTTATCAAGGTGGCCAGACCTCAAACGATTTATATGTATTGAAGAAGAAAGAAGCGGATGTAATCAAGAAAGCCAATGCTGCTAGAGCTGCCGAGTTAGCGGCATTAAAAAAGAAAACTGCAATAGATGCCCTTAAAGATCAATTTGATTTAGAGCGTATTGGTTTAATGGCCGCTCTTAATTCTGCTACCGATGAAGAAACTAAACTACGCCTTAAATCCCAGCTAGCTATCCTTGATAATGATGAGGCTTTAGCAAAGAAGTTATTAGCCGAAATGAATAGCACAAGCGCAATTAATGAATTTACTAATGCTTTATTGGTTAGTGCAGAAGCTATAAGACAATATCTTGCATCTTATGTTGGAGCGCCATTACCTTCTTACCCTTTGTATAACTATAATTCGATGCCGCAATCTGCTTTTAATTCTAGCGGTGGAGTAAGCAATACTCCGTTACTTACAAATCCTAATCCTTATGGTGATTACAATTTAACACCAAGCGTACCTTTATACGGTTACAACTCGATGCCACAATCTCAATTCGGTAACTCTAATTACACAATTAATATAGATGCTACCAATATGGTCGATTCTGCAAACATGACCAGAGTAGTTCAACAGGCAGTACTGGAAATTAATAAGACAGGATTATCGACTATACCGGCTGGCCAAGGCTTCTAATGGCTATACCTACAGTTAAAGCTACTATAAATTTTAGCACCGGTGCTAGTTTTGCTCAGGCTTTTCTAATTGGATCAGGAATTTTAGGTACTAACGTTTTAGCCGATTCAACTTCAGTAATTGTCGATGTATCTAATCAAGTCGATTCAATCACTACAACTAGAGGCCGTAACGCTTTAGCCGATCAATTTCAAACTGGTACTTTATCAATGAGAATTGTCGATACCAACGGCGACTTTAATCCCCAAAACGTAACCGGGCCGTACTATGGTCTTTTAACTCCAATGCGTAAAGTGCAGATTAGTGCAACTTATCTTGGAATAAGTTATACATTATTTTCTGGATTTATTACCGCTTACAACACCACTACCCCTAAGTATGTAGGCGATGTAGTTTATACAACTATTACAGCTGTAGATGGAATGAGATTACTTACAAATGCTTTAATAACTACAGTTACCGGAGCGGTTGCAGGTGAAGATACTGGCACACGTGTAGGCCGCGTATTAGACACTATAGGCTGGCCGGCTTCACTTAGATCAATCCAAACCGGTCAAACCACTTGTCAGGCAGATCCCGGTACTACTCGAAATGCTTTAGCAGCTTGTCAGACTTTGCAGCTAACCGAGTATGGTGCTTTTTATATTGATCCTAGTGGCGTAGCTGTATTTAAGAATAGAAATTACTGTACTTCAAGTGCTGCTAATACTCCAGTTTATTTTAATGATAACGGTACTAACATTTCTTACTTTAATGCTTTATGGATATTAAATGATTCTCAAATAGTTAATCAAGCGAGCATAACAGCCACTGGATTAGCCACTCAAACCGCAACTAATACAGAATCTATAACAAAATACTTTGTACATTCTTACGCTCAAACAGATCTATTAATGCAGACTACGACCAATGCTTTAGATAATGCTAGGGCTTATGTAGCATCTAGAGCTGAAACTACAGTTCGATGCGATGCTATTACTTTAGATCTTTATACAAGTGATTATGCAGCTGGAACGGTAGCCGCTTTAGATCTTGATTATTTTGATCCA